CGCCAAGTCCTGCCTGCATTGGGCTAGGTGGCGGCGCAAATTGAGTTGTAGTTGTAAACTGACCTGCTGGCGCCATACTTATAAACGGAGCCAACGCTTGATATTGTAGCAATGGTGTCATCTGTCGTTGTTGTAGATTACGACGTTGTGCATCTAACATTGCTTGGGTTTGTCCTTGTTGCTGTGATCCCATGCCATAAAGTGCAGCTATGTCAGATGCAGATGCGCCTGCTGCTTGCGCTCCTAGGCCTTGTAAACTTGTTCCAAGACCAAATTGCCCACTATATCTTTGTTGTCCTATATCTTGTTCGGTTTGTCCTAAACCACTTAGAGCGCCTGCTAATGCTTGCGAACCACCAAAGCCTTGACCCGCTAAACTAGCTAAACCTGTGCTTGCAGCTCTTTCCGCAGCTTTTTGTCGAGCAAACTCGCCTAAACCTGTCTGTTGAGCCTCTCTAAAGCCTCTAGAGCGTATGCCACCCAACGCCTCAGCCAAACCCCTTCCTAATGCTTCTTGACGCTCTCCTGCGCCGAGACGAGCTCTAGAACCAAAGGCAGACTCTCCACCTCTTGCAATATCGCTGGCTCTTGCGCCAATATCTGACTTGGCACCTTGCTCCATAATATCTGTTATGGTTTGTTGCACCACACGATCTTCAAACGGATCATAGAATCTATCCGTCATGCTTGGATCATAGCCACCTAAAGTGCCTCTGAGTATATCAGCTGATTCGCCTAAACCCTCTTGTAAAGATCCAACGCCTCCCTTAGTTGCTTCTAGCGCTCCGATAGCAGCAGTTCTACCTCTTTGTAAGCCTTCTTCTAAGGCTTGCGTACCAGCACCAAAAGCTTGTCCTGCGCCTTGTAAATATGGATCTTGCATGCCAAGCGCTTCTCTTTGCATTTGCATAGCTTGTAATTGATCTGGACTAAACCCAGCAACTTGTTCATCAATAACCACAGGATTACCTTGGTCATCGTAAAATACTTTTTCAGCAGCTCGCATCGCTCCGGGAATGAAGCCACCTTGTCCACCGATACCAAATAATAATTGTTCTGTTAGTGGATCTAAGCCAGTTGCAACCTGAGTTACGCCAGCAGCAAAGGGTTGCTCGTTTGCGATAGTAGGAGCCGGCATATCATCGCCTGTGCTTAAGTCTTGTTGTTGATCTACTAAACTAGGTGCACCACCAATATTATCAGGGCCTGTAGGAACAAGGCCTTCTATTACCCTATCTTCGTACGCAGGCAATCCCTTTTGTGCTCTCTGTTCGTTACGTTTTCTTGATAACTCTCTTTGAACACTTAAAATTGTTTCTTGTTGTTCTTCAAGGGTGGGCATACCTACAAAAGGGGTCATCTGTGCACGCCTTCTTATTTCTTCATCTGTAATATTTGAAAGATCTTCCACATCAAAAATGCTTTTTGGTGCAGAGGAAGGATCAAAAGTTTCTCCTCTTTCATCAAAAGTTCGTGAACCGCCTGTGAACATTCTAGGATCTGTTTGACCTCCACCTGGGCCGCCTATAGACATAGGGGGTGGTGGTCTGCCTCCGTCTGTAAAATTAGTCCCTGCTCCTGATACTGGTATAGTGATAGGCATGTCATTGATAGTCCCGTCATCTTGTGGAGGTTGTGGTTCTAGGTCTATTGGTTCAAATGGAACACCCCCTCCCATAGGGCCGCCTCTTATTAACTGGGGGGGTGTTGGTCTACCCACAACATTTTGTGGAGGCTGTGGTGGTGTTGGCTCAGGTAATCTGTCAAAAATAGTTCCGCCTTCTGGTAATTCTTTTGCAAGATTTCTTATATCTGGTGCATCTTCTTTAATATCTAAATTCAAATCACCTGGTGGTTGTATTGGTAATGGTTGCTGTAAAGCTCCAAGCCTGCTTTCAAAGTCATCTAATCTTGCCATCAGTCCACTAGGATCAAAAGCTGGTGGAGCTGCAACTGGCTCTCTGTTCTCTAATGCATCTAATCTAGCTTGTAAACTGCTAGGATCAAATGCAGGTGGTGGAGCTACTGGTTGAACATTTTCTAATGCAGATAAACGCTCTTGCAGTCTTGATGGGTCAAATTGTGGTATTTCTCGATTTTCTAAAGCTTGTAGTCTGTTTTGCAAACCACTCGGATCAAACGCCTGTGTTGGTTGTGGTATATCTATACCTTCTCTAGCTATGTTTAGAAACTGTTCTCTGAAATCTTCTGGATTAAAAGTTGGTGCTTGTCTATTTTCTAATGCACTGAGTCTATTTTGCAAAGCAGATGGGTCGAATTGAGGTATATTAGATATACGATCACTCAAACCTTGTATGCCAGCTTGTAACTGTGAAGGATCAAACTGAGGCAAATTAGCTAATCTATCTTCTAAACCACCTATTTGAGATTGTAAATTACTCGGATCAAATTGAGGCACATCTCTATTTCGTAAATCCTGTAATTGCCTCTCAATAGACATAAAATCATCTCTACTCGGTCTTTGTCCTAACTCTCTAATTTGTCTTTGCAAATCACTTGGATCAAACACGGGTGCTTGTCTGCCTTCTAGTTCTGCCAGTCTTGCCTGTAACGCACTTGGATCAAATTGTGGTATGACTCTACCCTCTAGTTCTTTCAGCCTACGACGCAATTCAGAGTCATCGAAACTTGGTGGTGGTGGCACAGGTCTACCAACTGCAACTGGACTTGGTTTTTTACGACCTACGCTAAAACTTGGTGCTGACATTCTCATGGTTATGAAGGCTCCGCTCTGTTGGCAAAGGTATCCATCATCTTATACATATTATCCATACCGCGCTCTCTGTCTTCGTTTAAGGACGGTATTAGGCTAATAATACCATTACTATCAGATTGTATTTCATAGGAACCAGCGCCTCTTACAGCTTGTCCTGTCATCACAAATTCACCATCGCTTAACATAGCTGGTATATCATCGCTAGTTTCTGTGCCCGGACCGTTAATATCGCCATCCATTCTCGGAAATTGACTAGGATCCATCTCTCCACCTTCTTGCATTTGCACAGCTCCGCCTTGTGCGAAAGCCATAATACCACCAGTTCGCATACCTCTTGGTTTACCACCCGATAGTTCTGGCAGAGTGCCTGTTGGCAATAACCCAAACTCAACTGGGTTTGGCGCAGCTTGTCCCATTCTTCTTGCAATCTCAGCTTCTATATTGTATCTGCCTGTCGGACTCATGGTTGTAAGCGGTGTTAGAGGCACGCCTTTTTGTTTTTTTGCATCTTCATAAGCCAGCTTACCTAAACCAGCAGCTAAAGCTCCAATGCCACCCATTTTCAGTGCATCACCAAAACCTCCGCCTTGGTTTTGGCCGCCAAACAGACCTGCAAGTCCGCCGCCACTTGGACCTGTACCTAAGGCATCTTCTAAGCCTTGTGGTAATAATTTAGAGCTAAGAAACTGCATAATGCTTTTATCGTTTTGCGTTGCTTGGGTAACTTGCATCCTACCTATTTCATCTGGTGTTAAATTCGCTAAATCTGATCTCGTTAAAGGCTTGCCGTCTAGCGTACCGATGACATCGCTCTGTGGAGACACGTCTGTTTGTCCGCCACCCCCACCTCCAAGCAAACTACCAATACCACCTCGGATACCACCAATAGTATCTAAAACACCTTTGCCACCTAATACGCTTGAGCCTATGCCACTTGGTATGCCCAAAGCACTACCAACAGAACTTAAGCCTTTACTTAGAACACCGCCCACACCAGGTATTAATAAAGGTAAAGCTATCGGTGCAACTTTTTTTACGACTTTCTTTAAACTTTTGCCTATCTTTTTGAAAAACCCAAACTGCTCTAAACCCGTCACTTCATTTAGACTTGCTATACCTACACCGACTACTGCTTGTTCAGGATCTATTCCTGCTTCCTTAAACTTATTTTCTACAGCTTTTTCAAACTTAGCATCTTCAAAAAACTCTGGCGGTAGCACTACCTCACCTGGACGTAAATGTGCTAACTGCGTATCTTCGCCTTCGCCTTGCATAGCCAGCTCTTGAGCTTGTCCTGACATAGGCGCCATACTTGATTGTTGTGCTCTTTGTAGCATAGATTGAAGCGCGTTTTTATCTTCGGGCGAAATGTCCTCAGCACCAAGCATCATAGGCTCACCATCCATAGGCATATTACCTATTTTCATAGGAGGCGATACAGGATCAGTGTTTCTCATCGCCATATCTTTCACAGCAGAGCCACTTGTAAGATTTGCTATTCTTTGCTTTAGTCTTTCGCTTATCATGGTGTACTTACTGTTACTGCTCCTATACTTATTGTTGCAGAGATCCCAGTTAAATAAGTTTGATGCTCATACAGGTTTCTAAACTGCGTTCCATCAAAGGCTTGGTGAACCTCTGTCGTTGAGTTAAATATAATAGCACCGGTGGCAAATTGCAACTCACTAAGGTCTGTGGAGTTAAACGATTTTATGCTGTCTGGATCAACAGAACCAAGGTTTATTTCTAAAATCCTTATTAATCTGTTGAAAGTATCTGCTGAGACGGTTTCACCATCAGCTAATGGCAGTTGTGTAGGTAATAATTTACTCATTATCTACGCCCGGATGGTTGTACTTCTACTCTAGTGCTGCCAAGCCTCCACTTATAATTTTTTCTATCGTTGACGGCATTATCGTCATCTGATTCAAAACGCAACACAAACTGTCTAGCTCGTGATCGTAAAGATCCAAAGGTTGAGCTAGCAGTAATCTGCGTCGTTGAATCTGTTGCTAATGTTTGATTATTAAAATCACGCCTTTTGACAACCACATTGATAGCTGGGTTTTGACTTGTGCCTGCCTGATTAACAAACAAGATATCTGGCAGAATACGTTTTAAAAACACAAATCTATCGCCATCTGCAATATCTATGTCAGCTGATTCTACAAACACACCATCCATAGCGCTTTCATCATCATTAAATCCTTTCTCGTGCTCGTAGATACGTTTAGTAGAGCTTTCCTCGCCAGCAGCTAGAGGTTTATCTAATACACCTGCGGCCAGCCAACTGTAACGCTCTAACGTGCCAATACTCCAAGAACCTTCTTCATAGTTGTATATTGCGTATCTCGAAATCTCTGTTTCGTTATCAGTGCTTGATGGATAGAAAAACCATATTTCAGAAAACTCTTCGTTTAAACCTGCAAAACATTTGAAGGCTTGCGTATCATCAAGATCAGAAAAAACATAATCTTGCACGCTACATGGCAGTTTTTGTACTGAGCCGTTGTAGTAATAAAAACCTTTTTTCGACATGTAATAAACACCTCGCGGTGAATTGGTGGCAGCCTTAGGACCTATTAAACCCGCGCCTTCGTTTATAAGGTTGACTGCGAAAGTAAGAGGTGGCCCGATAAAATTCATTGAATATAGTGAGGTGTCAGTCCATATCAACACCTCTTGTCTTGCTTTTAAACCACCAACTATTGCAGAACCAGAAGACAGTCTTAGCGATCCAGCAGTATTGGTGGCTAATGGCTCAAACTCTAATGGGTTTTCTTGATCGCTAAATGCAATCAACATAGGATCTAACACGCCTGTTCTAGCGCCGCTACTAATAGGATCAGCTCCTAAAATAATTAAATGTCTATCTGTTTCAGAGGTTATTACTTGTAAGGCTTTGGTTGGCACTAAGTTAGCACCGCTTGTAGTTGCTAAATTTACGGCTCTAGTACTAACACCATCGTTCTCAATCCACCTAAATACACCACCTGCTCTTGGGTTTATAATTAAATCTTCTCCATAATTATCGTGCGTCCATAACCTTAAATTGTTTGTGTCTGATAGTTCAGTAGCAGACCCCCATGATCCAGCACCCCAAGCTCCTACACCCCATCCTGTAGATGGAACATACACATCTAAGCCAGAATTTAATAAATATACAGCATCAGTTGCCGAGCCGCCATTTCCTGAATCACTTGCATTTGCGGTAACTGTAGCTCCACTTGTATCTTTTGCAGTTATTTCATAAGTGTTAGTGCCTGTAACTAGCGAGATTTGATATTCTTGGTTTATGACGGCTGCTGTTACATTACCACCCAAACTAACAGCGCTTGAGAAGGTTACAAAATCTCCGTTAACAGCGCCGTGAGCGCTATCTGTTACTGTTAAAGTTGAAGATCCGTTGGTGGCTGCAAACGTAGCTGAGTTAGTGGTGGTTTTTCTAATTGGGGTTATGTCGTTATATGCACCACCCTCTTCGATGTAATACTTGTTAGTTGTGCCTATGCCTAGATACTTGTTACCCCCAAGAGAAATCCATGAATGTAATGCTCTTGCAGAACCAATTAAGGTATCAGAAGAAAATTTTTCCCAGCCACCTATTTTTTCAACTCTGCCTTTTCTAAAACGAATTTTATCGCCGTTCACCCAACCACCTTCGTTGGAGTAATCGGTTTCCTCTTTGTTTATACCAGGCTTAAAATTAAGTTTTGATAGCGGCATGAGGCGACATCTAAGCTAACCTAATGATCGCGCCAGTCGCAGTAGCGCTAGGAAACACTATAGTAAAATCTCCTGCGGTTGAGGTTTTATCTCCACCAAAATCAATCGCTGCTACAGCTTTGTCTGATTGTGTGTCGTTATAGATCAAACATCCTCTTGCTGTAACCGTGGCGTTACTAAAGGTTAAATCTGCAAAGTCGC